CTTCTTCCAATCGAGGTATACCTTTTCACCTTTATCATCATTCACAATGTCGCCTATCCAGATATTAGAGTTTTCTAATACGTTTGCTAACACATAGTTTTTTGCATCACTGTGCTTAGATAATTTATAATAGTGAAACTTATCCTTTCGATTTTCAAAAGCAGTAGGGTTCGTACTGGTCTTTCCATTGTATTTAAAAAAGTCGTAGTTAGATGTGAAGTGTTGCTTCAATGCTAAAAAATAGCAGTACACTTCGTAAGCGTCTTTTGTGGAATAGATGCTCATATCGGTAACTTGGAACTTCTTTCGACCATATTTAATCGTTCAGCATCATCTCTTACTTTTGATTTTAGAACTGGTGAACGACGAATAATCTCTCCGATAAGATCGATTTCTAAGTTATTTGTTTCAGCATAATAAACAAGAGCATCTATATAAGATACTTCTTCGTTTACAAAGCCCTGTATTTCTGATAGAATTTGGTCTGCTTTCATTGCCTCTTCCATAGACAATTATCCTAACAAGGTCTTAACGCCCAGTGACCAATTTTCTGCCGCATCTTCTACATAGTGTAAAGATTTGTTGGGAAAAGATTCCTTGACGATGTGTGTACCTTCGTGACCATAATAGTCAATGTAATAACCAGTGCCATCTTGCTTTACCTCGGCACGACCATTTGTAGATTCTGAAATATAAGTTGAAATAATAGTTGACATATCAAACTCCTAAGCTGTGTCTAATTTCTAATTTTTTATGCTCTCTGCCTAAAGCGTAGGCTTCATAATATAACCGAGCAGTTTCTGTATCATCAATATACAGTTCACCTGCAATCCATACTTTGCCTTGTTTTAAATCGAACGATACTCCATATGTGTTACCTTTAATCGTATGCATTAAAACTCCTCTGATTTAATATATACAATATAACAGGTAACACAATGTTTGTCAAGTATTTTATAGGCCGCTTGGCACAATAATATAATGAATCATAAGCACTAGTGCAACTGATGCACCCAAGCCTACCATCATCTTACCAAAGTCCTTTGCTACTAATGGGAACACACTCTTTGTTTTCTTCTTACCAAAGTATGTTGCCATAGCAAGTTCACGTCCTGCTAACAAGCCTACGAACACCCATGTAGTTGACATAGGAATATCATTTAGCTCTTTGAAGAAGTATAGACATAACCAATAGAATAGATCAATTAACGTAGCACTACGAACATATCTTGTGTTGTGCTTTTCTAATACAATCTTTTGTATCTTACCACCTTTTTCTTTAAACATAAAGAATAGACCAAAAACAAATATAGCACTAATAAAAATCATTAAGTCTATTGGTACTTGTCTTGGTAAAAACACTGCAATGTTAGCAATGTCATGTGATAGCCAAGTGTACCATAAGCCACCTGTGGCTAGCCATTGTGCTACACGCCAGTAGTTCTTGTTGCTTTCGCTTACTGGTTTTGTTTCGTCGTACCAACGTCCAAAGTATTTGTGTATTGCAAACCATACTACATATGCAAAGCCTGCCGCTACGCCATACCCCATGATAGATTTCATAAGCATCTTCTCAAGTACAAAAGTACTAGCGAATACAGATAGCACTAAGAAACTTGTACTAACTGGTACACCCATTCTTGTCAGTAAAACTAGAATAGCAGGTGCGGCCGCATGATACCATTGTACATCTTGAAATGGGATTTTGTTTAGACGACCATAAGATATATCGCCACCATTCATATACCAACCATACCATAGTGTATATAATAAAACAGCAGATGCTGCTATCCATAATGTTTTGTAAGTAAATCTCTCATTGTTTGATGCCATCCATGTACCGAGAGTTTGTACTGAATCATTTGCTATTACTGCATAGGCAGCAAGCAGGAACCCGATAAGGCTCCAGATAGTGAGTAGTTCCATTTCTTTCTCCTTTGTTTGACGGCTTTACACCATCGCTCACAAATGTTGAACATTATTGCCCAACCACTATTATCTATAGGAAAAAAATAAAAGGGTTGCAATTCAAGAAAGCAACCCTTTTTGGTTTTTATGTGTTTAACTTAGAAGTTGAATGATACGCCCGCTGCCGGTGTCATAGCTTCGTTATCCAAGTTGTATCCTGCTTCAGCATAATACGATACGTTTCCATTAGCTAGGTCACGATAGATACCTGCACCAATGTTTTGTGCCATGTCATTAGCATCGCCATTGACGAAGCCTGTTACACCAAACGCACTTACGTTTGCTTCATATGCGAAATCATCTGCATATGTTACAGTTGCGCCTGCGGCATACTCTTCCATGATCATGAAGTCTGCGCTTGATAGTACAGTCAAATCTTCTGAGTTTAGATTGTAATCTACACCAGTTGACAATGCAAGACCTGCTAGTCCTGTGCTATATGTTACTTGAACATTTTCTACGTCAGTTAGATCATTACTGATATCAGTTAGACCAATACCAGCAGTAATACCTGACATTGTTAGGTGCAATGATTCATGAGCATCTGATGGATTAGCTAGAGTTGTTCCCCCAACTACTTCTGTCACGCCGCCGAAATTACCTAGAAGATCACCTTGATCACCAAATGATACACCAACGCCTGATACTGTTGCACCTACGGAATATCCGTCTACTACGATGGTATCATCAACTGATGTTAGTTCAATGTTTGCCACACCAAATGGTGCTACAATACCAAGATCAATATCTGGAGTTGCGACGAAATTGCCTGCAGAGTTTTCTGTTACATCCATGCCTACAGATCCGACGATCATTGGTGCGGTATATACTGTTCCAGATTCTGCGTTAGCTGTAGCAGCAAAAGTAGTAGCTGCGATGATTGCTAAAATAGAAGTTTTCATTAGCGTTTTTCCTTTGTGATTTTTAAAAAAAGTGTCACTTTTCTGTTGCTAGGTAAGTGACCAACCCCCTGTGTTATGCCGCTAGGGCGTAACCAGATGGTGCGAAATTTTCATTTGCATTTAGTTTATTTGACCGAATAACGTAGGTCAACACGATAATCTCCACTCAACTAGCCCGCCTGTCGATCCTTGTTCAGCCCCATCAAAAATACACATTATGTACTTGTGGTGGAGCTGTCCGGTACTGCCCCGGAGTCCAGTTCGTCTTCGCTTTGCTTCATCAACTACAAGACTATGTATACACGATTCTGACCTAAAAGTCAATACACTTTATAATTAGATATTATTATGCGATAAATTTATCACACCAAGTCTAAGAGTATTGGTGTCGGATCGAACGGCTTTGGAACTTCAACTTCTGGAAACAAACACTTTTCGATAAAGACTTTTACATCTTCTTCGTCTAAACCAAGTGAAGCCATTGTTCTAGGAGTATGTGGATTTTGCTTTTGATAATGTGCATATCTATTCTGAGAAAGTGCGCCCAACTCATCGTTTGAATTGCCTTCATATCTACCGATGTTATCAAGATAGTAGTTTAGGTTTTCTTTAACAACATACATCAACTGATTAATCTCAGCTTCCTCTTTTACATTACCTGCGGCTATCATATCCTCATTAAAAATAGCTTTAGCCCACTCTGGAAGTTCTCGTTCACGTTTCCAATCAAGTTGCTTCGAAGTCTTAATGAAGTGTTCAATCATATGATGCTGTGAATTAGTTGTTGCACTAAAATCGTGGAAAGCGCCAGTCATCTTGTTCTTTCCTGCAATAACATCAAAGCCAAAGATTGGACCATCACTACTTAGTTCTGGGAAAATGCATACGTGCATCATCCACAATCCTTTACTCTTACGTGCATCAACAATGTCTAAATGCGCTCGGCGATAGTCTTTAGAATTCCAAACACGATTGACCCATCCTGGTTGATTAAAGCGATCCATACCTTCTTCATGAACCTCTAAACCGGTTTGTTCTAATCTTGTTATGATGTGTTGTTTAAGCCCTAGTAAGCTTCCCCAAATCTGTGACATTTTCTAACTCCTCAAATAATCTAATAGCGAATTCAAAACAAATATTGGCTTCGACAGCCATTTCATCTGTCAATAACTCTCGTACATATAGTTTTAACTTTTCTTTATTATTAAACTCATACATCGTACCAGAGCCAGGAACACGTTTCTTAATGATAGCGCCACCATACATATCACCGAAGTGTCGGACATACATATGAGCAACTAGTTTTTCGTACTCTTTATTCTTTTCTAAATTGTATATATGTTCAATGTATTGAGCATTAGAAGGTGTTGTGATATAAGGATCATAAAAGAATCCATATATCTCTTCTAGTTCTTGCATATCTTTTAGAATATGCGATGCTCGAAATACTGGTTGAATATATACCGGAAGGCCTTGAACTTTTAAAGCATCTTCTAGTATCACATACATGTAATATTGGTTTGTTAGATATCGATAGTACAGTTCTGGATCTATTTCACCACTAAGAAGTATCTTAGCAAAGCCTCTACGTTCAGCTTTCTTGTGATTTTCCCAGGTTAATTCTTTCAAGTTCATACTTTAGCCTTTATCATAACGACGAAGATTTTCTGATCGATCATACTTTCGTCTAGTAGCATAGCCTAGATTTTTCATTATTTCCATTCTCTCTTGGTCACTCATAGACGACCATTGGCTTATTTGTTCTATTGTTCTATTACACCCTTTACATGTACGAGTAGAAGAATCAATTGAACAAATTGAAACGCATGGTGAAACATACATGTCTACAAATCAGTCCATTCAACATTCTTAGGCACGTAAGACTGGATTTTCATTTTTAAGTCTTTTGCTAATTGTGCTTGAGGTGTAACCTCTTTACTCTTACGCTTTACGTAGAAGTAGTTAGCATCTTTAAC